GAGTGGATCGGGAAGGGCACCGAACTCGGCATCGCGGGCGGGACATTCGTTATCGGGAAAATAGATTCCGACGGTTCCGGCCTCGTTGAACTGACCTTGGAGGTCAAGTAATGGCGCACGTCAGGACGCAAATCAGAGAGGCCATGAAAACGGCTTTGACCGGGCTGCCGACAACCGGCGCGAAGGTATTCAAGTCGAGGGACTGGCCGAGGAACGCCGAAGAACTCCCCGCCCTGCTCATCTACAGCGGCCCGGAATCGTCCGAGCCGGTAGATTTCGACGAGGCCACGGACCGCGATTACGACGTCGTCGTCGAAGTGGCCCTCTTTGCCGGTGCGGAAGAAATAGACGACCTCATGGACCAAATAGCCGTCGAGGTTGAAAACGCCATTCAAGCCGACCAGACCTTCGGCGGTCTGGCAAAAAGCACGACACTTACCGGGTCGGAGCCCGACGTCAACCTTGACGGCGAAATGCCGTTCGGGTCGCTGTCAATGACGTACAGCGTCAACTACGTCGCCGATTTCGACCCCGAAGAAACCATGTAAGGAGCAATCAAAATGGCAGCAACCAAGCCTGAATACCTGAAAGGGACCAAGGCAAAGGCCACGCTCGGCGGGGTGAAAATCAAGGGGCTGAATACCCTGACCATTCCGCAGCCCGTTCGCGACACCTTCGTAATCGAGGAGTTCGAGGAAATCGACTTCGAGGAAACCAGCGACCTCAAGTGGGAGCGGGGTAAGATGGCCGGGAACTACATCAAGAACGACGCGACCGGGCAGGCCGCGCTTCGCGCCAAGCTGTTCGCCGACGAACCGCTCACCGACCTCCGGCTCTACGAGGACAGTACGGACTTTTGGGCACCCGATGTGGCCGCAAAGTCCTTTTCCTGCTTCAAGCTGGTCGGGATCACCCCGCCCGAGGTGCAGAAAAACGCCGTTGTCCCGTTTTCCTGCGACATCCTCGTTCAGGGAAACCTTGCCCGCTTCGGTACGCACCTGACCGGCTCCGGCATCGCCTTTGTCGCCGCTTCCGGCGAAACCCCGGACACCATCACCGACACCGGTTCCGGTTTCCTGACCGCCGGGTTCAAGGCAGGGCAGACCGTGATTGTCGAAGGTTCCGACAGCAACGACGGGCAGTACACCGTTGCCGGAGTGGCTGCCGGGGTGCTGACCCTGTCCAGCGTCGGCGACCTGGTCGACGAGACTGCGGGCGAGTCCTTCACCCTGCACGGCGGGAGCATGACCGTTTAACCATAAACCGCCGGGCCGGGATTCGGCCCGGCGGATTTCAGGAGATATACCTTGCCGAAAGTTCAAGCCGAGAAAACCGCTATCTTCCCCTTTGAGGACGGGAAGGTCGAAATTCGTGCCTTCCTGCCCGGTGACCCCCTGACCATCGACGCCGAAACCACCGACGTCAAACGCGAATACCGGGTTACCGAATCGGGCGACCTCGAACCTATCGTCGCCGCCAAGACCAACCGCAGGCGCGACATGGAGTTGACCATCTGCCGCCGTGTCGTTTCCTGGGACGAAACGTTCCTCGACGAGGAGGGCAGGCCCATGGAGTGCAACGACAAAAACAAGATCAAGGCGCTCGACGGCATGGACGGTTTCTTCGAGTTCGTGAAGCGGAGCGGAAAGAAGATCGACGCCGATGTTCGCAAGGAAAAGGAGGCGGAAAGAAAAAACTCCGGGAATACGCCGTCTGGCTCGGCGAAGGCGGCGACAAAGTAGGCAGTTGCGAGGACTGCCGGGAGATTTATGCCGAGTTCGAGCAAGAACCGCCGTGCGATAAGTGCCGCCCCCCGGCCCTCATGCCGGGGAACATCGAGGCCGCGCATATATACTGTCTGTGTTCCGGGCAGTGGCGCACGGTCGGCAGATTCAGGGAGCGCATCGACCTCGACATCGTCGCGGTAAAAACGGTGATGGACCTGGAAGGCGTCCCGGATCAACGGGAGTGCCTGTCAAAGGTCCGGGACATCGCCAGGATCGTCTTGGAGACAAAACATGCCCAAAATTAAAGGCCCGAGCGTAGAAACCAGGTTAATCGCCAATACGACCGATTTTGATTCCAAAATGCGGGGCGCATGGTCCGGCGTCAAGCGGCTCGACGGGGCAGTGGTCGGGCTCGGCGCTACCATGGGCGGGCTTGCCGTGGCGCAGTTTGCTAAGAATATTTTTGATTCCGGGGTCAGAGCCGAGAGGACGGCAAAATCCTATGAGGCCATTACCGGAAATCTTCGCGATACTGGCGTCGAAATGGACTTTGTCCGTAAAGAGGCCGACCTCCTTGGCCTCGTCTTCTACGATACCGCTGATTCCTATAAAAAACTGTTCGCCGCCGCCAAAGGGACCAACATGGAGGGCGAGAACACCCGCAACATTTTCATAGCCATGGCCGAAGCCGGTACGGCCCTCGGGTTGAGCAATGAAGACCTCAACGGGACGCTCTACGCAGTCTCGCAGATGATGAGCAAGGGAAAGGTTCAGGCCGAGGAACTGCGGGGGCAACTCGGCGAACGGCTGCCCGGCGCGTTCAACATGGCCGCCGAAGCCCTCGGGGTTACTACCGGGGAACTCAACTATATGCTCGAACGCGGCGAAGTCTTGGCCGACGACTTGCTCCCGCGTCTTGCCGACGTCATGCACGATCGTTTTGCCGAGGGCGCTAGGTCCATGGCCGACAGCCAGGTTGCATCCGTAAACAGGATGCAAACGGCCTGGGAAGATTTCAAGGCTAGCCTCTCGAACAGCAGTGCCGCAGTTTACGCTGTAAACGAAGTGACAGACACCATTGAGCATATGACCCAAGGCGTCGAAGGGTTGGGCCGGATGTACCAGACGACCGCCGCCTTGTGGCGCGGCGAACTCGGCTTCGGGGAGTGGCTGACCATGAGTCACGACGAGGCCGAGCACTGGCTTGAAACCGTTACGGAGGTCGAGAAGCTGGAAAACCGCATCGCCGACTTGCGGCAGCGGCAGCGCGGCCAGATGTACCGAGACGAGAAGGAGGCCACCGAGGCGCAGATCAAGGAACTCGAAGCCGAACTCGCCACGGCCAAGGACGCGCAGCGGCTCAACGCCATGAAGGCCATCAAGGGCGATTCGCTCGGCTATGGTGATATGTCGTGGACCAAGGACAAGCCGGATGCGACCGAGGAGCACAAGGCCAATGCCAAGGAGTTGGAGCGGATCAGCGACCGCATGACCGACACCATGAACAAGAACGCCCTCAACCGGTACGACTATCAGCGCGAAAAGCTGCGTCTCGAAGTCGAGGACTACCGGGCGAAGGGCGTGTCCGTGGCGGAAATCGAACGGTATACGGCCAGCGAACTCAAGAGGATCAGCAAAGAGGAAACCGAGGCCAAGGCCAAGGAAACCAACGCTGTCGAGCAGAGAGCGGCCAAGGAACTCACGCAGATAAATAACGAGTTGACCGACACCTACAAGCAGAACACGCTTTCCCGCTTCGACTACGAGCGCCAGAAAGTGCAGGAGATGGTTGACCTTGCCCGAGAGAAGGGCGCGGCCTACGCCGACATAGAGCGTTACCAATCATCCGAGTTGAAGCGCATCCGCGAGGAGGAAACGGAATACCTCAAGGATGAGGCCGAGAAGGCGCACAAGCAAACCGACAAATGGAAAGATAAGTTCGGCGAACTCGGCGACGTGGGCGAAGACGCCTTCGGGCAAATCGGGTCGTCCATGACGTCGAGTTTCAAGACCGGCGACAGGTTGCTTGACGGGCTCATCGACAAGCTGTTTGACGTCGCCGTGATGAACCCGTTTGAGGATTTTCTCACTTCCGGGAGCAAGTCGGGCAAGGGGCTCTTTGGCCTTGGCTTTCTTGGGTTCGCTGACGGTGGCGTTTCCAATAGCCCCGGCCTCGCCATGGTTTCCGAGGGAAAGTACAGAAACGAAGCGCACGTCCCCTTGCCCGACGGCAGGACCATCCCGGTAACCCTGGACGGGGCAACCGGATCGGTTGCCTATTTCGATATCGACGTCAATGTCGAAGGTTCTTCCGGCAATCAGGAGAGGGATGAGCGGTACGCCGACACCATTGCCAAGACACTGGAAAAGCGCCTTGACGCGACCATCAACGCGAAAATTCGCCAGGCGCAACGGCCCGGCGGGATAATGAACGGAGGGCCGAAGATATGAGCATCCCGTTTCTTCCGACAGACTTGCCCAAACCGTCTGTATCCATGCCGAGAGACAGGGAGGCCAGGGCCAGGGAACTCACCTTCGGGGACGGCTACAACCAAAGCTCCGAGGACGGCCTGAACTCGATTCAAGACACCGTTTCGCTGTCCTGGCCCGGCCTGACCGAGGAGCAGGCCGACAGACTCGACGACTTCCTCACCGAAAGGGCGGGGGTCAGGCCGTTCTATTGGCTGTATCCGCGTGCCTCCGCTCCGCAAAAGTGGAAGTGCCGGAAATGGACGCGCGTGCCGAGAAAATCAAAGGGACGAGACAGCATCACGGCCACATTCAAGGAGGCGTTTGACCTTGACTCTTAGCAGCGATTCCCAACGGTCCGCACCGGGCAAGATCGTCGAACTGTACGACCTGGACGCCACGGCCATCGGCGGCGGGGTTCACCATTTCGTCAAGGATACCGATTTCGGCGAGCCGGTCGTCTGGCGAGGGAATACCTATGCTCCTCTGCAATTCGAGGCAGACGGCTTCGAGACGAACGGACAGGGGACCTTGCCGAGGCCGACAATCCGTGTCTGCCACATAAACACGGCTTTTATCGCCACGGTGTACGAGTTCGACGACCTGGTCGGGGCGACCGTGACGCGGTGGCGCACCTTGGCCCATTACCTCGACAACGGGGCGCAGGCGAACACGCAAGAATACTACAACCTGGACATATACAAGATCGACCGGAAGTCCGGGCAAAACAAGGTTTATATCGAGTGGGAATTGGCCGCCCCCATGGACCAGGAGGGCCGGAAGATTCCCGGTCGCCAGGTCGTTCGGGACGCCTGCGGGAAGAGGTATCGCGCCTGGAACGGTTCGGCCTTTGAGTACGGATTGGCAACGTGCCCATACACCGGGACCGCCTATTTTGACGCTTCCGGAGCGGTTGTGTCCGCATCGCTCGATTGGTGCGGAAAGAAATTGTCCGATTGCAAATTGCGCTTTGGAAACAACCCGCTGCCCTATGGCGGGTTCCCTGGCGTTGCGAGGGTAAGATCGTGAGTTTGAGCAAGTCCATCATGGAAGCGGCGATGGAGCACGCCCGGAAGGAATACCCGCGCGAGGCGTGCGGCCTTGTGGTCGACGGCGAATATCTGCCGAGAAAGAACACGGCGCAAGACCCCGAATCAGACTTCCGCATATCGCCGCAGGGGTGGGTTGCAGCGGAGCGCAAGGGGTGTATCGAGGCCGTGATCCATTCTCATCCGAACGGACCGGCATACCCGAGCCATCACGACATGACCGGGCAAATCAACACCGGACTCGCCTGGGGCATAGTGCCCATGGTCCAGGGGGTCGCCCGGCATCCGTTCTTTTGGGGCGGCGACACGGCCATACCCGACCTTGAGGGCCGTGAATGGCGGCACGGCGTCACCGACTGCTATTCGTGCGCCCGCGACTGGTACAGGTTGACGCAGGGCGTCACCATCCCCGATTACGCCCGCGCCGACGAGTGGTGGGAAGGGGCTGACGACCTGCTCAAGGACAATTTCAGACAGGCCGGATTCGAAGCGGTCGCGCATGGCCTGGAACCCGGTTTCAATTTCATGGTTGGCGACGGCTTCCTCATGCAGATCGGCGGGGACAAATTGAACCATTGCGGCGTGTACCTGGGCAACGGGCTCATGCTGCATCACCTGCGGAACCGGCTGTCGCGGACCGAGCCGGTCAACCGGTGGCGCAAGTTCATTCGTCTTGTCGTTCGGAGGGTTCCGGCATGATGCGGACCGTTCATCTTCACGGCCAGCTTTCCGAGTTGTTTGGGGGACCGTACAGAATAGACGTCGTCACGCCCGCCGAAGCAATAAGGGCTCTAGGAATTATCCTTGGCGACGATTTCATCAAGACCATTCAGGGCGGCGAGTGGCATATCGTGGCCGGGGATTGTTTCGACGAAGGGGAGGACTTCGGCACCGAAGAATTATGCCATTTCGGCCTGGGAGCGAGCGACCTGCATATCGCCCCGGCTGTCTCCGGCTCGGGCGGCGGTTTTTTCAAGGCTGTGCTCGGGGTCGCCCTGCTTGCGACTGCGGTGATTACTGCCGGGACTTCCATATTTCCCATGGGCATCGCCATGAACGGCACGGCGTTTACCGCGTTCGGGGCAAGCGTGACCTGGGGCAATCTCGCGACCTTGGGCGGCATGATGGCCTTGTCTGGCGTGGCGGAGATGTTGAGCCCTACGCCGAAGCTCTCCTCGGGCTATGCGAGTAGGGAAAACCCCGAAGACCAGCCTTCATTCCTGTTCAATGGTGCGCGGAATACCAGCGAGCAGGGCGGTCCCGTCAACATGGTTTACGGCAGGCACCGAACCGGTTGGACGCTTGTTTCGAGCGGCACGTCGGTCGAGGATATTGAAGCGGAAGGCGGTGGGACGGGTCGGGAGAGAGACAACACGCTCCGCAGCAAATCGGTTACCAGGGCCGTCGGCATCTTGAGCGAAGGGGAGATCGGCGGGCTTGTCGACGGCGCAAAATCCATATTTTTCGGCGACACGCCCCTCATGGCGTCCGACGGGACGTATAATTTTGAAGGCGTATCCTGGGAAATCCGGCACGGTATGCCGGATCAGGATTATATCCCCGGATTTCCCGAGATAGAGAACGAAACCGAAGTTGCCGCCCTGGTATCCTACGACACCCCGGTTGTCCGAAGCATCACGAACAGCGAGGCCGACGCGGCGCGGGTGCGGATTCGTTTGGCCGAGGGGCTGTTGACGCAGAACGCCAATAGCGGATGGATCGAAACGGCTACGGTAGACATCGCCATCGACATCCGCGAGGCAGGAGGGGAGTGGTCCGAGATCAAGGCCGACACCTTCGACGGCAAGGCAACGTCGGCCTATGAGCGGGCCTACAGGATCGAAAAGCCGAGAGGGTGGTCGTCCTGGGATATCAGGGTCCGCCGGACAACCGAAGACACCGATTCGGCCTACATAAAGGACGCGGTAACCTGGCAGGCCGTCACCGAGATTGTCGACGCCAAACTCACCTATCCAGACACGGCGGTCATTTGTCTGACCGTGGACGCCGAACTCTTCGGCAATTCCGTGCCGACCGTGTCCTTTGAAATTTACGGTATCAAGGTTGAAGTTCCGAGCAACTACGACCCGCAGGCGCGGACATATGACGGGATATGGGACGGGACGTTCAAGGTCGCCTGGACGGATAACCCGGCCTGGATCGTCCGCGACGTCTTGAGCAATGACCGCTACGGGCTCGGGCTGGCCGACATCGACAAATGGATTCTTTACGAAATGGCGCAATACAACGACGGCCTTGTCCCGGATGGATACGGAGGCACGGAGCCGCGTTTCACCCTCAATATCGTCTTGCAGACGCAGGAGGAGGCGTATCATGTCGTCAACTCGATGGTGTCGTCCATGCGGGCAATGTGTTATTGGGCGAGCGGGGCGGTAGCCTTTTCGCAAGACAGCCCCAACCTTCCCACGTTGAGCCCCATCTCTGCGGCGAACGTCGAGAACGGCGATATCAACTACCAGGGGACCAGCGAGCGCAGCCGACACACCGTGGCCCTGGTCACTTGGAACGACCCCGACGACGCATACCGTCCCGCCGTTGAAGTCGTCGAGCACGTCGAGGGTATCGCGCGATACGGCTGGCAGCCTATCGACATTGTCGCCATCGGCTGCATCTCGCGCGGCCAGGCGCATCGCCTCGGGAAATGGACCCTCGACACCGAGCAGAACGAGACTGATATCGCGTCCTGGGTGAATGGCCTTGACCACGCCAACGCCGTCCCCGGTGAAGTGATCCCCGTTGCCGACGAAGTCGTGGCCGGGGTTCGCATGGGCGGGAGGATCAAGAGCGCCGGGGGCACCAGCATCACCATAGACGCCCCGGTGAATATCGAACCTGGCGAGGGGTACGTCCTGACGGTCGTTTTACCGGACAACACAACAGCCGACAGGGTGTTGACCAACGCTCCGGGGAAAACGGACGTCCTCACCTTCAACGACGAGTTGAGCACCCTGCCGCAACCCGGAGCGATGTGGGTCATTTCCGCGACCAATGCGGAGACGCGGCTTTTTCGCATCGTCGCCAACCGGAATGACGAAATCCATAAATTCGAACTCCTGGCCCTGGAACACGACCCCAACAAGTTCGACAGGGTCGAACAGGGTATTCAGTTCGATCCGAAGCCTGTTTCCGTCCATCCTACCGGTCCGTTGTCGAAGCCGACGTCTCTTGCCATAGACGAATATCTGTACACTTCGGGCGATGGCATCGCCCCCGGCGTGCTTTTGTCCTGGGTGGCCGCGAGCGACAGCCGCGTGGCCCGCTACGAAGTCGAGATAAAGCGTCCTGGCGATGTGTGGGAGCCGGGCGGAACAACGCCGACAGTATCCAAGGAATTTCAAAATACCCGCAACGGAACCTATGGGTTCCGCATACGGTCGTTGACCGCGACCGGTCTTCAATCAGGTTGGCTGACAATGGAAAACGTCGAGGTCGTCGGGCTGAATCAGCCGCCCAACGACGTTCAAAATCTGGTCATGTGCCAACGGAACGGACAAGGGGTTATCGCCTGGGACGCCGTCGTCGATTGGCGGCGAATGGTCTATTACGAGATTCGCAAGGGAACGGTGTGGGATACCGCCATGCCGCTCGGCCAGACGCATGAATTGACCTATCCTGTCGGAACCAACGGGACATACATGGTCAAGGCCGTGGCCGCTGGTTCGTATTCGGACAACCCGGCGATGGTCGTGATTGATGGCTCCGGCAGGCTCTCCACCAATGTCCTTGCCGAATATGACGAGGACGCCCTCGGATGGCTCGGCACGTTCGGAGGATCGGCCATCGAAGTGGACGGCAATGTCACTCTTTCCGATCCGTCTTCCGAAGGCTGGTACGAAATTCCGGCAAGCCATATCGTGACCATGGACAGCCCGGCATTATGCAACGTGTCGGTTGATTACCAACTCTATGGAGCCAGCCTTGTCGATGACATTTACGATGTCGCGAACGTATATGACATCACCGACCTGTATGGCGGATACGGGCAGTATGTCCACGCCGTCGTGTATATCAGAACGATGGTCGACGGTGTGTGGGGAGAATGGCGCAAATACATCCCCGGATCATACTACGGAGAGCAATTCGATTTCTATATCCTCTTGACCAGTGACCGCCCCGATGTGGCCCCCTTGCTTACCGAACTGTCGTTTTCCGTGGACGTTCCCGACCGGGTGGAAAGGAAGGATAATCTTGTCATTCCCGTTACCGGGCTGGACGTCGAGTTTTCCACGAAGTTCAACGTTGCCCCGGCTGTTGTGACGCAGGTTCTTCAAGCCGCGGGCGGTGAAGACGTTGAGTTATCGGGGGTTTCACAGACCGGAATGTCGGTCAAAGTAAAGGATGCGTCCGGCGCGTATGCCGAGCGGTCCATCAACTTTATTGCACAAGGGTATTGATATGTCGCAAGTTCCAATTTCATTTCCGAGCCCGACTTGTTCCGGCGTTCAGCTTATAGCCAGGCTCCTCGAACTCTTCGAATCGGCAATCTCCAACCGTCTGGGGGATGTTCGTCCCTCTGACGTCCAGTTCGGGGAAACATGGGTCGACTCGTCCGCCGCGCCTGTATTGGCGTTGAAGATGTGGACCGGGACCGACGACGCGCAACTCTTGACCGTCAATACGGAAACGGGTGCGGTCGGGATTGATGCGTCCGCATTCGGCGGGCAACCCCCGGCGTACTACGCCGCAGCCGCACACAATCATGCCGGGGTTTACGAACCGGTCTTCGCTAAATCGACCGGGTTCAATAAGAATTTTGCTACCGAAGCGCAGGCCGTCGCGGGTGTGGCCGAAGACGTTGTTATGAACCCGTTGAACGTCTTTCAAGCCTTTACTTCGCTCATAAACCAGATTTCCTTTGGTGCAGATTATCTCACCTGGCCCAGCGTCATGTGGAATACACCCGGCACGTACGATTGGACCGTCCCGGACAACGTGACCCAGGCTGTGGCCGAGGTCTGTGCGCCGGGTGGAGGGTCTGGATCTTCAATAAACTCGACCGGTACAGACTGTGGGACTGCGGGCGGTTATGGGGCGTATATTTGTGGGTTGGTAACTCTGACCCCAGGTGCCATCATCCCTGTGACTGTTGGTGCTCCTGGGACCGGTGGTGTCCGCCATGGGGCTGCCGCTACTTCCGGCGGTTTAACAAGCTTCGGAGGGTTTTTATCATCTACTGGAGGGCTGGCCGGGACGTCATCAGTGGGGCAACATGGTTATGCTCTTCCAGGCGTTGCAACGTGCTCAACTAGTGATGTTGTTTTGCTCGCAAAATCAGTCACAAAAACAAGCGGTTTTACGAATAACGGGCCGCAATGCATGGAAGAAACTACCGCATTAGGCCAATCTGGGAAATCATATGGCGGTGGGGCATCAGGGTCTTACAGCAATATGAATGGACATCCTGGCGGACCGGGATTTGTCCGCGTCTGGTATTTGGAGGACTAGTCATGTTTGCACGTATTGATGTTGGTATCGTGGTTGAGTTGCTTAATTTTACGTCCCTGGAAGGCCGTTTTACCAAAGCCCTTATTTCAACCTGCGTACCCTGCGACGAAACTGTCACGGCAGGCATGTACTGGGATGGAGAAAGTTTTTCGGCTTCGCCGCCGAGGACGGCCCAGGACATTCGGAACGAACTCGTCACACTAGACATGGCTGCCGTGCGCCCTATGCACACTGTAGCCGCTGGCAAAGGCGTGCAGGATGATTTTGATAAACTGTCAGACCTTGAGGACCGCAAGCAGGCTCTACGGGCCGAGTTGATCACGCTTGGCGAAGATCAGTAA